ATGAAACTACCAAAAGCAAGGAAACGTGGAGAGTCATACCGCATTGAACTGATGTTTAATGGTAAGCGCATTAGTGCTACGCGAGATACTGAAAAGGAATGTGGGCAATGGGCCATGCTCAAAATTCTAGAATTGAAAACTGAGCAAAATAAAAATCAGAGCGAAGTCAAACAACACTATCCATTTTCCGCATTAATGCATAAGTACTATGAGGAAATTGGAAAGCATAAGAAATCTAGCCGAACCATCAGAATTTCAATCAAGCAGTTTCTTGATACCTATCCTGTTATTTCGGAAATGTCGGTGCACGATATTACGCCACAAATTCTGACTGACTGGCGCAACTCAAGACTAAAAAGTGTGAGTGTTGGTACTGTGCTTCGTGATATATCTTTGTTTTCAGCAATCTTTACCTATGCCCAGAAAGAGCTTTTCCTTATTGAAAGTAATCCGTTCTCCATGGTTAGCAAACCATCTCAGCCAAAATCAAGAAATCGACGCATAAGCAATGCTGAAATTGATTTGGTGCTAGAAGCTCATAATTATGAGAGAGGGCAGATTCCAACCGAGATACAGCATTTTATTGCCTGGGCTTTTCTTTTCGCCATTGAAACAACTATGCGGCAAGGAGAGATACTATCTATTAAAAGGTCGAATATCCATAAAGACTATATCCACCTGCCTGACACCAAGAATGGCCACTCGCGTGATGTGCCATTGATGGATAGTGCGAAAGAGTTATTAAAACTAATCCCAGATAATGGGTCTGACAAGTTAATTGAAATAAGCAGCAGCACTTTTCAAAATACGTTTAGCAAAAGAATAAAGAAGGCGAATATCAAGGAACTACATTTCCATGATACCCGACATGAAGGTATTACCAGATTAGTTAAATCAAGAAAGGTGCCAATTGAGATTCTAATGAAAATTACCGGTCACAAGACTGCCGGTATTCTGATTAATACTTATTATAATCCCACAGCAAGCGAAATCAGTGAGATGCTGAACGGGTCTAATTGACCCGTTTTGCTCCGCGTTTATTTCTTTGTGGCTTTGATAAAATCATCATAGCCACCTTGGTTTCATAAAGATGCTTACCTTCAGTTCCTTGGTTATAGCCTTCAAGCTTTTTGATGATTGTGGTTTTGGTTAATCCATATTTTTCAACCAACCACGACACTGGAACCAAAGCGGGCAAATCCTCCATCTTAAGTTGAACAATTTTCCCACCAAAGATGCTCTGTCCAAGATAAAGCTGAGGCTCAACATCAGCTTCAACTGTAATGGTGTACTTAAGCGCTCCCATCATTTCACCTCCAATCTTTTACCTGCTTTGATTTCTGCATCAGTGGCGTGGCGAATCATAGAAAGGTCGGTGCAGCGTTTTGCGCCCTCATCCATCCACACTTCCCCTTTTCGAGTCCATGCAACAGTCATCAATTCACCGTGCATAAAATCATCAATGAATACGATTTTGTCGCTTTCCTCAAAAATATTGTGCTGGCGGCGGTATTCGAGAAGCTCAGTTTTTAATGCATCAAAAGCATCCATGAAAACCTTATTGCTTTTTTGCTGCTCCTTGAGATTCAAATGAAGTTTTTTAAAATCCTCACTTGCCTTCTCATACCCGCCCAATTGTTCAATTAGATTCACGACACCTCTCCCAAAGCCTTTACCACGCCATACTGATCAAACTTCGCGATATATGACGACAGCATGTGGTAATACAGATCAGCATTGCTATTAATCTCAAGAATCACGCCAGTACCATTGCTCACACGCAGTCTTAAGGTTGCTTCCAGCTTGCGAACAAAATCACTGTGCAAGTGATGTGATTCACTCGCAATGTGGTACAAAGCACCCGTTTCACCTGCATTCAAAACCAAATTGAAAGGCTTGTCCTTGTGCAACTCATCAATGATGTAGTTCGCCACCTGCACGTTGGTTAGTTGAATTTCAGTCATCACGCCACCTCATAGAAGCGCTTAGCTTCATCAAAATCAGAAGTAATTAACTCAGCACTATCTTTGTAGCAGTGCACGATTTCACCGTACTTAAAAACTTGTTCGGCTTGCTGCATGTTTTTGCACTGGTACATCGGCTCTTTAAACCAGTCTTCTGTATAGAACATTTGTTCCTGGTGTTCTTCATCTGTGCCTTCCCATTCTTGAACCTGAAAATACTCATCAAATGATTCAATCATGAACTCATTACCTTCAGCTTGAGTCATTGCTCTATAGCGAGCCAAAGCACGTTCAGCAATTTCTTTTGATGCAGCAGGTGACTGCTCATGCGGACTATCATCTTCAGGGCAGATTCCTACGCACCACAATTTGTTATCTTCCATCACGCCACCTTCACATCTAAATAATCAGGGTTATCCAGGTGTTCTTCATATTCATCGAATAGCACCTGACATGCCGCATTACCTGTTAAATCTTTCTTTAAGAGCACGTAACTCAGTGTCTTGCGTGTGCCTTTGCCGCTAAATGTCGAGCTGCCATCTGCAAGTTCATTTTTGGTATAACCCAATTTTTCTAGCCAAAGCTTAAAGCCAACTTCATGCTTCTTTTTAATTCTGAAGATCATCTGTACCCCCAGGTGTTCGCAAAATTTCGAAGGCAATCATCAATACCGAATAGGTTGATGTTGCGGTAAGTTCTAACCCGACCTTTGTGCTGCACAAGCAGCACGCGGGTCATTGAAGAGTAGGAGTAACTCATGAAGCCTCCCCAGTTTCAGCAGCTTGAATCAAGGCATCTTTGCGCTGTGCATACAGGCTAAGTAGTTCCTGATGATCAGCTGGAAGTAATTTAGCTGCAGGTATTGCTGGTGCCAGTCGTTCTAAAGTTTCAACTGAATCCATGTCATAGATTCGATTGATCAAAACCTGCTTCTTCTTTTTGTAGAACAGATCGATAGAGGCACTACCATGCTCAGCACTTTCCACTGCTGCTTGTTTGCGTGCAGTGTTTTCAATTTGATCAATCAAACTAGGTTGCACGACTTCAATGACTTCATCTGCGATTGGTTCAGGTTCAACCTTCGGCGTGTATTGCTCTGGATCCAGCTCAAGCAATTTATCTTCCGTAAGCTTGCATAAGTGCTGTTGATCTTTTTGATCTAAGTGTCCATTGGCCAGAAATACGTGACGGAATGAAAGAACGTCATCCTCCTTAGTAAACTGATCAATTTGTGCAGTGAACTTTTCAACAAGCTTTACCCGGTCGGTTTCAACTGAATCCGCTTCAATTTCTGTAACTGGAGTTTCAGTATTAATAGTGGCTTCTTGCTCTATGGCCTCAATAGGCTGAATTACCTCTGGCTCAGGCTGTTTTTCAATATCTGGTACAGCATCACCTGGACCAGCTGGTATGCCAGCCTGTTCAGTCTCATTCTTAGCTTTGGTTGAGCGTCTCTTTTTAGGTTTGCCTGTATTGTCTATAGTTGGAGGATAGACAATCATTCGACCAAATAGTTCACCCATTGCAACCAATTGTAATTCGGCATTTTCTTTATCCGCCTGAGCAAAACCATTGTCGACAGCTTTGAAATACTCCATGCACTGTTTGCTGTATTTAATCTGTGAGATATGGTCAGGATGAATAATAAAGATTTCCTGATCTTCTACAACATCATCAAGAGTTAAAGGCTTGGTGAAGGTAATACCAGCCAGCTCCATTGTTTCAACCTTGATGCAGAACTCATAGCCCGGCATAGCGAAAATCGTAGCAGGGAATTGAGATAGATCATCAAAATCCATTAACTCGCCAGCAGCGCGGCACATGATATTTCGGCCAGCCATCATTGCTTCAAAAGCTTCTTTGCTATTTAAAATTTTCATGCTGTCATTGCTCCCTTCGCTACTTGTTCTATTTCATTTTTTACAGCTTCAAATTTAGAAGCTTCTATCTGGTTGAGAGCATCAAGCCCCAAGTGTTCACACACTGTTTTTGCATCAAGCCCACAGGTATCGATAAAGTCCTGTAGATCGGCAAGCTGCTCATCAGAAATGCCATTAAACTCTGGTGGATCTGTCCATGCATTGCGCTGTCTATCGAATATGCACTTCATTTCCAGAGCACGACGAACCAGCTCGGCACGCATGTTTTTGTAATACAGGTGAGTGTCTTCAAGAGACTGAGTGAGTTGATTTAGATCACTCGCATATTGGGCCTCACCACAGCTTTGTACCCAGTTTTCTAGATCTTCTTGGGCCTTGATTGCGGCCAATTGATCAGGTGTCAGGGTGTTGATATGGTCCTTAGCTTGCTTGATAAGATCGGCCAGAAATGTAGGACTGGTCTTTAGATCTGGCACCCACACTTCACCAGTATCACCACCTAAACCACCCGCATTTTTAGCGTGATGGGTAGGGCAAGGCTTAAAGCTAATCACCCGGGCATTCTTACCTTCACCAGTAGTGACTGTGGTCAAATAACCCATGATGTCAGCAATTCGATATAGCTCATTACGGTTTTTACCACCCAGATCAGGGCGATAAATTACCTGGTCACCGCTTTGATCTTCAGAAGCGTGAGCTATAAACACCACATCTTTTCCTGAAGCGATCAGCGTATTCACGTACTGCTTAAAGATGTTGTTGGCCAAGCCCTGGGCTTTAAGCTTTAACGATCCATCTTTCTGTTTATTGGTCGCATTCAGCATTAAATGAGTTTTGATGCTTTCAAGCATTGCACCGACGGTATCAATCACAATGGTGTTATACGGTTCAAGATCGGCCATTGTTAGGTTTGCAACATCAGACCACTGGTGAGCCTGAACTACAGCACCGCGACGAAGCTCACCAGTACGGTGGGAACCCTTGTCAAAGTCGAATGAAATAGCCTTATCACCCGTAAAGCCGATAGAGGTTTTACCCAAGCCTGGATCTGCATACAGGTAAACAATAATTGCCTGAACTAGCAGCGCTTGATTCGCTGGAATAATATTAATCGCCATCTCAACGTGCTCCTGCAGGACGGTTATTACGCTTAAAGTTCTTATAGTCTTCCGATGCAAAGAAGCCGGTACTTTCTAAAACTTGATGACGCTTGTTTTTGCGCATAGCAACACGCGCATTTTCCAGTCCATCTAAAATCCATTTCGGAGTAAGGGATTTATCCATCTTCCTCAATGAGCCGTCCGGCTGAATGGAATAGATAGTTGTGTTGCAGAAATAGTCAGCAATAGTTCCTGAGCTTTTGACACGTAGGGCAAAATAGCTCGCCCGGGTTTTACCCACTCGATAGATTTCAAGTCCTTCAAAGGTCTTGATGTATTCAGAGAAATAACGATGAGTTGAGCCAAATTCTACCGGCATTGGTATTACAGGTAGCTCATCTGCTTTGAATTGCAGGAAACCAGTGTAGAGGTCTACAAAATTAATTTGAGTTCGATCATTTAGAGGAGACCAGTCATCAGAGCCGCATTCACACCAGTATACCGATTGACCATTCAAAAGCGCTTCAAAGATTTGATCAGCGGATTTAAGAATCATTTGACACCCCCAGCAATCGCAGCATTAATTTTCACAATCTCGTAATAGTCGATGTGAGCATTCACAGTTTCATCAAACCGAACGACGTTTAAGATGTTGATGCCATCCACGGAGGCATCATCAAAACGAAACTCAACAAAAATGTCGTACTCATCCGCTTTTACTTTTGCAAAGCACATCTGCTTGCAAGAGATGCTCTCAACCTTGTAATGCTTTGCAACGATGTCGACTTGTGGCTCTGCCAATTCGGTAGAGGTTTTAGCTGGTTGAAGTGCAAAGGCGAATGATGCGACTGCGGCTATAGCACCGGCAGTGAACATTGCACCGAATGCAAATTTGATATTCTTCTTTGATTGACTCATAATAGTCTCACTCAGTAGGGTGATGGGTCACGCTCCAGGTTGTTTGCGCAACGCTGGGGCTTTTTGTTGTCTGTGATGTAAATATCGCATTTCCGATATTGTTAGTCAATAGGAAATCCGATAAAAATATAGAAAAACCGATATTTTTATTTTTTACTATGTTTTAATAGACAAAAGAAAACCCTTCACAGGGATGGGTTGATTGGAGTTTATTGAGATGACTAGAGAAGAATTTCGAGCGAATTTATATCAAACATATGTATCCTCTGGTATGCATGATCCAGTGTTGATACAGGAATATATACAAATTGCTGAATCTTTTGTTTTTGACCGGGTAAAATTTACTCAGAGCGATTTTGAGCTGCTCACTAAAAATATGGCTGTAAAAAATTAATTCTTATTTAGGTCATTGGGTGATACTACCCTCAAGCACTCTTCATAAACCTCTTTCCAGTACGCGATATCACCTGCTTGGTTATTCTGTTTATAGTAAGCAGGGTTTTTAAGGTTGATACGCGTTTGTATGATTTTATCAGCCATCTCAATAGCTAGGCGTTTTTCTTCAATTGAAGGCATATTTCTCTCCACCCGATCCAAGAGCCGCGTCGGGTTCGCATTTTTTATTAATTAGTCTCAGGTGATTTGCTTAGGGCTTTATCCTGATACATTTTTTCATCTGCCTCTATGATAGCTGCTGATAGACCGTATGTGGGATTTCGCATTGCAAAACCAATTGCAGCACTAATGCCAGCTTTTGCAATAGCAGTTTGAATTCTGGTTGCAAGTTTATCCGCATTTTCTCGGCTGGTTTCAATACTAAGTACAGCAAATTCATCACCACCTAGACGAGCGACAATATCATTATTGCGTACAGTGTTTTTGAGGGTTAAAGCCATTCTTTGAATGAGTTCATCACCTGCAGCATGCCCCAAAGTATCATTGGTGATCTTGAGGTCATTAAGATCAATCATAAGAATAGCAACAGGGTGACCATATCGCTTACAGCGCTTTTCTTCTAATTCAATTAACTGGTCCCAAGCACGACGGTTAAAAAGGCCGGTCATGGGATCGGACAATGCCTCCATTTCAAACCGTTCAGCTTTACGTATGTACTCAGCGGCTTTTAATTCAGCTTGAATATTATAGCTAAGCACTTGTGCTAGCAGCTCAAATAATGGAGCTTCCTCGACCAGATTTTTGGATTGAGGTTCAGGATCGATTGCACAGAGAGTGCCAAAAAGGGACCCATCTTCTTTATACAGAGGTTGGCCGATATAGGCTTTAATTGGGACTAAGTGATTTATAGGTGCGTCTACGTAAACTTGAATATCAGGTGAATAGGGGGCAATGCGGGGCGCATTATTTTGTACCATGTGTGAGCAGAAAGAATCTGCCCATCGAAATACTTGTCCTGGCTTAACGTTATAGCCATTATCTTCACTTAGTAACACGATCCAGTCATCACCTTCGGTACGGGTAATCATCCATAACTTAAATCCAAATCGTTGAGATAAGAATTTTAAAATGGCTTGGCCAGCCTCTTCGAAATTCTTAAAGTTAATATTATTCATTAAGTTAGTCCGATGTTTGTACTAAGAGAGATGTGAAAAAAACAATTTTTAGACTACAGCGTCATATATTATAATTTTAAACTGATTAGCTCACTAATTATTCAAAAATTTAATTCACTTTACTTAAAATTTTTAGAAATTCCATCGGCTAATAAATAGGAATATTACTTCATATAATAAAAAGATAACCCACCACTGGGGTGGGTTATCCTGCAACAATAATCTTATTTTTTGTATTCAGTAATACTGATAGGTTTGTCTTTCATAAACTCTACAATACCTTCACCAGCTTTGAAGTGAATTGAAACGCCGTCATCATTGGCCAAACGCATACCACTTCCTGAAATAGCTCGTTTAAGGTGATAAACTTTGCCAGAATTATCTGTCATTTCTGCGGTTTCAAAATTATCTGAAGATTTCAATTCGACTGTAAGATCCATTGGACCAGTAAAATTAATTACCTGAGTTTCAGCTGGAGTATTGCTCACAACTTTTTCTTGCACCACTTCGTTTTTTGGATTTGAAGTACAGCCAGTAATCGCTAATCCTAACAATGCTGCGCCTAACAGATATTTCATTGAGACTTACCTTTCTATTTATGAATCATAGGTATCATTATACTAATTGTTATAATGTAACCTTTAAAGACAAGGTTACACTTACCTTACATAAAGAAAAACCCGCGGATAGCGGGTTAGTGATGCTTTACTTTGTTATTACAGACCCGGTCATGAGAGGTCTTAAGTGCAATATAAAGATTTAATATTTCAGAAGTAAGAAAGCTTTAGCACTGAATAGCATCTTTCTCTTTGTAGTGATCCAAAACCAAATCCATATCAGCCAAAAGTGCAGCTTCAGAGTATTCATCGGGTGATAGCTTCAACAAGTTAGGCATAGTTTTTTTCATACTCACGCGGGTAGTCTCTGCATAAGATCTTTACCCGCACATCTTGAGTGGTGAACTCTGAATCTAACTTTTCCAGGTATTTGCCCAGAATATTATCTGAGTTCTCAAGAGCTGTAGCGGTGGTAATTGGATCTACATCTTCAGTTGGATGCTCTTGGCAGCCGATAAGAGCCAAAGAAAAGAGTAGGGTGACAAGTGAGACGTATTTCATAGTTGTAGTTTTATTGTTATTGGACTTTGAATTATATAGAGAATTTTATAAAAGAAAACCCGCCGCTGGGGTGGGTTGTTTAGGGCTAATTTAGAAATTAAGCATAAAGCATTTGACTAAGCGGCTTAACAAGCGCGAAATCAGCAAGAACAGCCTGTTCAGATTTATACTTGTCATTCTCAAGATCATCAAGAATAACCATAAAGTCTAATCTATTATCATGATTTTGGGTGTCTACATATTTTCGAAGCAAATCATTCGTCCTACGTTTATCCACTCTCGCAAAATCAATCATGTGGTTATTAGAACCAAAATTAAACTTATATTTTCCACCTGACCTTCCTTGTACTTCAGGGCTAACCTCAAGATTGCCAAATCTTCTTTCCAATATGATCCGCAACTGGTCTAAAATTTTGGTAACATGGTCGGATTTTGGTTTAGGCTGAAATTCAATCATCATTTTAATTACATCACTGTAATCAAGTAAATCAAAAGTCAGCTCATCTTCGGTAGTGGTTGCGGTCAGGGCTTGATCCAATATATGAATGTTTTTAAAGCCAGATGCAAATTCGCGAGATTTTTCAATAACATTAAAGTCAGCACTCCCTATAGACTCAGAAAAAGACTGAATATTTAAACCATTATCAGTAAGCTCGATGGTCCCATTAGGGTGGCGAAAAGCATTTAAAATTGCAGGTGTGCCATTTTTGAAAATAAAAGGCAAAGAGAAGGCGCAAAAATTCTCTTGTTCAGAAAATTTCTGTATAAATGAATCAACTATTAAATTTGATAATTTCATAGCAACTCTCCTTCAAATGGACCAATTATTTTTGATGAACTAAACTCAATATTTGCTTCACGAGCAAACATAGAGAAGTAGTCCGGCCAAGTATTAGTATTATAATCTAAATCTAATTGCGAAACGTTATTCAAAATGTGTAAATGAGAGCCATATATTTTTTTTCGCGTAGCTCTATCTACATGCGAGCGAGCTGTATTGGGATAAATACAAAGATCAATTATTGGGTTTGTTATTGAGCCTTCGCGCAGCAGAAGACCAAAGGTATGCTTCATATACCCTTGAGTTCGATTAGTTTCAAGCCTGAGACTCAGGCCTGGTATGTTATCACCCAATTCATCATATACAGGCGAGGAGAATCTAGAGTATTGATGCTGAGAGCCCGTGGTCTGCATTATTACATCTTCAGTAAATATCTTTTTTACTGCTATGAGAAGCCTGGCTCTTTCTAAATCTATAATTGAACTTCGCATTTACCCCTCTTTCAAATCCGTTAAGTAGCAATAGCCGCATATAGCGGCTTTTTTATTCATCCAGCCAACAAAAAATGATAGGGGGGTTATAGCGCAGAATACTTTTCCAAAAACTCATCTATCCATCCTTGAGCCACTTCAAGATTGGTTATGTCAGTCAGCTTTAGATTCGTTTCTTCTGCTTCGTTAAAGCCTTCAATAATAGCTTCAAAGATATTTGCTTCACTAATGACCTCGCGTGCTATTTCAGCAGCGTCATAGCTTTGCTTGGCTTTTTTAAGCGAGGCTATTTGTTTATCAACCCCTTCACCAATTTTACCTAATGCCAATTTAAATTCTTGACGATTAATTGTTAGCGCAGTTTTGGATTTATTAAGTGTTGCGATCATTGTGCTTTCCTTCTTTTTTTTGGGCTACTATATTCAACATCTTGATAAAACCTAAGCCGCATATAGCGGCTTTTATTCTTAATTCTTACGCGGTTTTTTCTTGGCTCGATAAACGTAGCGAATACAATCCACCACCTCACCAACAAATTCACAATTTTCATCAAGCGGAATAATATTTGGTTTAAATTCCGGGTTAATTGCCTGAAGATATTTAGTGCCATCTGGCTCAATCACCAGGCGCTTAAAAGTCGCGTCATCAAATTTTCTAACAACAACAATATCCCCTGAGTTCATGTCACAAAATGGCAGGGTCGGATCTACAAGAATATAATCACCTTCATGGAATTCTGGGTAATTACTCAATCCTTGAACTTTTAGGTAAAAGCATTTTTCACAGTCACCATCTGGAATTGGCAGCCATTCTTCCACCTGGGACATGTCAACAGATTCAACATTAGTCATAGTTCCAGCCTGCACCCATGACAAAACAGGGGCCATGCGTGGTGCTACTGGTACAACGTTTGTTAATAAAACCTCATCAAAAACGCCTTTTTTTAATTCTTCAGCGGTCACGCCAAGCGCAATTGCTAACTCCAAAATCGATCCAGTAGATTTCGCATTGCCTGTTTCCAAGTCGGAAATAACAGATTGCTTAACTCCAGATTTTTGAGCCAATTCTTTCTGGGTCATTTTTTTCGCTTTGCGAATTTTCTTTAAATTTTCACCCAAAGTTGTCATGAACTTTTCCTTAAATACCGCTATCGGAATTCTGATACAAATTCCAATCGGTTTGGCTATTGTATAAATATCGGAAAACCTATATATTTATAAGAAATATAGGAGGTCTCCCATGAACCAATGGCAAAAAATGATCATTGATTTGAAGGAACAGGGATTAACCCAAACCCAAATCGCTACTGAGATTAATTGTTCTCAAAACTATGTAAGCAATCTTGAAAACGGCTTATGTGGCAAACGCCTTGGATACGAGAAAGGCAAGAATCTTGAAAAATTATGGCTGGCGCACTGCGCACCCCAGCAAATTGCATAGGTGAATTTATGAGTCTTGAAAAGAAATCTACACATGTTCGCTTGTCTCCTGAAATCCATGAGCGGGCAAAACTACTTGCCGAAATTAAGGGTAAAGACCTTGCTCAATACCTGGCGTATCTCCTAGAGAAAGAAATCGTCGGTGAGTGGCATGTACTTAATTTACAAGCAAAATCATTTGAGCGCTTGGGATTAGGAGCTTTAGTAAGGGATCTGTCTACGGACGTCAGCTTTGGAGAGGGATTGGAAGGGAATCACTGGGATTTAGGCAAAGAAAAAGCCTGACGTGCGCTGTCAGGCTTATTCAATTCATTAATGATTGGAACCAATGAATATGAAATTAAATTTAGCACATGAACCACCAATACCTCAAGGGCAAGTAGTTCATTTTCCAAAAAATGAGCGCAAAGCTATGTCGAATAAAGAAGAGCGCTACACCAAGATGCCAAATGGTTTAATTGATGGTCAGATCATGGCTCAGCTAAACGATAAGGCATTTAAGTGTTTAATGTTTGTCATGCGTCAAACCATTGGATTTGACCGTGCATCCCATCCAATTGCTATCACTCAATTTCAAAAATATTGCGGTATTAAAAAACGCGATACGGTTATGTCATGTATTCGCGATCTGGAAGAACTCGGCTTGATCAAAGTTGAGAGAACAACAGGCTGTTTGAATGAATATTTATTCACTCCTGACCAGTACCGCGAAAAGGGACTAGTACCAAATGAGGGTAGTACCCTTAAAGGTGATGGGACTAGTACCACCAAACGGGACGGGACTAGTACCGCGAAAGGTGACGGGACTAGTCCCGTTGAACGGGGCACTATTAAAGAAACACTTAAAGAAACATTTAAAGAAAACTTTAAAGAGGAAAACGCGCAGGAAAATTCTGTTGACCAAGTGCTGAATCTCTGGACACCAGATTTGCATTCTCTGAATTCCTGGTTACAGAGATCAGGTGAAACTCCGATGACCCAAGAACTGGTGAATCAGATTTTACTTGAAGTGAATGCCCATTACGAACCACGTTTGAACGCAGGCTTGATCACAGACACCCAGATGTATTCAAACTTCGTGAAGTGGATCAAGCGTAAATACACTCAAAAAACGTATCAGTCTTCTGAAAAACAAAATTCTAATCTGGATGTGAATACAGCTTGGGCAGACCAAGCATCGCAACATCACGCAGCAGTGAATTCACCAGTACATATCCCGGAGGACTTTGTATGAACGCAATGTCGATGCTGACTCAGGGATTAAAACAAACACACGCGATCTGCTCAGAGCACAAAATAGCAATGGTTCAAGCCGGTCCATACCACAAATGTCCACAATGCGCCGTAGAATTTCTGGAAGAGCAAAAGCGCAATGCACAAGCTGAAATTGATCGCACTGTACGTGAAAAACACTTTGCTGGGGCAATGCTTCCAGAGCGCCATGCAACATCAGGTTTTAAGAATTACAACGTTCAACACACTGGACACCAGAACGCACTGAATCAGGTTGTTTCCTTTGCCAAGAACATGATCAATGGCCATAAAAACAACTTTGTGATGGTGGGACCTACTGGTACAGGAAAAACTCATCTCAGCTGCGCAACAGCTCGAACATTGCTCAACAAGGGCAAGTATGCACGCTACATCACCAGCGAAGATCTGGCACAGCGAATCATGAACGCATGGGAGCAGCCGGACGCTACAGAAAAATCTGTGATTTATGATTTCAGCCAGTATGACCTGTTGATCCTGGATGAATATGGATTGCATGACCGTGATAAACGCCGTGAGCTAGTTCACAAAGTTTTATATGCACGCTATGACCGGATGAAGCCGACCATGCTGATTTCTAATCTGACATTAGCTGAGCTGCAGAAAGACTTGGGTGATCGTCTTTGGTCTCGTTTTCAACAGGGTGGATTAACCGTAGTTGAATGCAATTGGACAGATCAGCGTGTAGGGGGTGGGGTGTGAATACAACAATTGAAGAATTTTTGAAAAATGGTGGCGAGATTAAGCAAATTGATTCTGATGATCAGTCAAAAATCCATAGGAAAGTTAGCTTTGAAGATCAGATAAGTTTGATGCTTTTTGCTTGTTATGCCACTACGCCATTTTCAGTGAAGGACGTGCAAGAAGCTGTTTTTGATTTCCATAGAACCACTATTTACAGCCTGCTTCAGGAGCATGTCAAAGATGGTTATTTGGAGCGTGTATCAGAGAGTCATTACCGTGCAACTGCATATGCCAAAGACATTATGAATGTAAAGGGTGAAATTGCCGTATGAAGGATCTAAACAAAGCGCTGATGTTTATTTTCATGGCTATTGGCGCCGTTGTATTGAGGGTTTGGGGTGAATGACCAGCTACTCAATCGCTGAATACAAGAAAATGGTGAAAGCCACCAGAGCGAAAGGGCGTTCCAAGCGCCCTAAGGTTAAAAGTGAAAAGATACCGAATGAGTTTGAAGCAAAGCTGGCCAGAGAATTAAAGACTTTAAAAATTGAGTTTGAGCAGGAATTTGAGTTTCACCCAAAGCGGAAATGGAGAGCTGATTTCCACCTGGTAGGAAAAAAGATACTGGTAGAAGTTGAAGGTGCGATCTGGAGTGGAGGAAGACATACCAGAGGCAAGGGGTATATCGGGGACATGGAAAAATATAACGCCGCAACCATGATGGGTTTTCAAGTATTAAGGTTTAGTACAGATCAAGTGAAGTCAGGTCACGCGATCCAGCAAATTGAGAAGATGGTAGGGGATTTGGGATGAATGCGACGGTAGCTGAAAAGATGACAAATATTGAATGGTTGGGGCAGCAGTTAAGAGCCAAAACAGCAAATTATGAAGCAGATACACCACCAACAAATGAAATCCCTGTCAATTGGGAAGATCGTTGTGGCGCAATTGCTTTAATGCCAAATGATGAAACCAAGGCTTATGCGTCAATTTTGGTATGGGGTGATTATCGAGACAATACGGATAATTATTCCGTGGTCACAAAATACATCTCAGATTACTTATGGCGTATGGTGCAAGAGGAAATGGATAAGCAGCGTGAAAGTTTTGATATGCCGCAATTCTGCAAACACATTGCCCGCATGGAACTGTTTTATTCATTGCGTCCAAAGTTGCGTGAATACCATACATTGAAAGGCCGCTTAGTATTTTCAGGAATTGATTATATTGAACCAAATACTTATTCAAAACGCTATGCATGGCTAGGTAATGCAGTTGAACTTTTGCTCAAAGAGTTGAACGATGAGGTAGAGCATTATGCAGGCCAGTACCGGAAAAATTTAAGAAAATTGAGTGTTTGACATGCTATATGGATGTAAGGTATTCTTTTTCTATACTGGTCGTATTACGGTTCAACCGAGACCAAGTCATCAAAGCTCATCGAAAGGTGGGCTTTTTTGACATTATTTATTCATAAAATTAAGTGATAATGCCTTTTTGTTTTTGAGCTCTAATTGAAATGGCGATTTTAACTGTTAAAAAACTAGAAGATACTCTCGGTAAATTAGTGGCTGAAGGCAAAAAGCCTGAAAAGATTTTATTAGGCTATAAAGTGTATGGCGAGCTAATGAATGATCGTAGCTTTTTTGAGGAAGTGGCTGGCTCGGCAATGGATCCAAACAAACGAAAATATAAAAATATTAAAATTAAGGTTACCCAAGACGAATACCAGTTTGAAGTGAAGTGTTCAAAAGAATAGGTTTAAGCATCAAGGAAAGCTCTCCAAATGGTGGGCTTTTTTAATGCTTAGAATTTATTACCTGAAAAGAAAATTAACTTAAGTTCAACATTTGAAAACAGTTTCTTAATATTCTCTATACTTTCTGATCAAAGCCTTAGTGCTATATTGTTTTTGCGATAAGAAGAAGACGTAATACGAAGAAAGTGACTACAGCACTGGCCCACTTATTTTGACGAGTAAGTGGGCTTTTTATTGCCTGTAAAAAGGCGACCCAAGCCTACTGGAGTGCTGACCAGCGGAACATGCCTTCGAGTAAACTTCCTTCGGGAATCTAGACTAGGGAGTAGCGTCCCGACCTAAAGAGGATTGAAAGCAAGTAAAGCAGACCGTGCATGTTAGGTGTGTGTGATTGTGAGTAGCGTCTGGCCCTGCGAAAAGGGCTTTTTTATTGCCCTGAGAAATACTAGTGTAATCATACCAAATTAAAATGCTTGATTAACCAGGAATGAATCTTGCTTAGTTCGACAAAGTTAATGACATTATTTCAGTAATGAATATTATAAATTTATGTTTTATAAGTGAAAATAACTGACATTTCTTGCGACATGATTGCTTGATTGTCCAGGAGTAAAATCATGCTTAGATTACTGATGTGCTTATTTGGCCTACATGGTGCCATTGAGATCGACTACACGATTGATGATGAAGAAATCAAGGTGTGTCGGGATTGTTTGAAAGAAGTTGAATAACAATCACTCAAGCAAAGAGCTGTTTCATAAAGCTGTAATATTTAAGCAATATAGTTGCTTTGCAAAAGAAGAAAGACGTTGTGACGCAAGTCAAGCCCGTTTAATTGGAGAGAGTTAAACGGGTTTTTTATTGAAATATATTGCTATTTTTCTTTTGTCGAACGTATTACGACTCAAACCCCGTCATTAATTTGTCGGGGTTTTTCTTTTCTTATTGGTGATTACATGACAGATAAAGTACAAGCTAAACAAGACTTAGAATTTTGCAGTACTGAGCTGTCTAAGTATCAGAATCTCAGCAGATCTGGATTGACGCGTCATCAAATGATAGTAATCGATGAAATTATAATTAAGCTGAAAGAACGCATTAATAATTTACGGTTCACTTTGTATGGATGAAAAGGCTTATAAACTTTTCACCCAAAAAATCCCGCCAAAAAAGAAATCACGTACAAGACCATTACCAAAAGCATCTGACAAGTATTTAGAAGCATTCGATCGATTGAAAGAAATTCTTGATCGAATGGAAATTAAGTACGAAGAGTATTTTCATTTTAAGAGCACCAAGCATTGGCGTTTTGATCTGCACCTTATTGAATATCGACACCTTATAGAGATTGCAGGCGGTCCATGGTCTGGTGGCCGAAAAGGTAAATTAGCCACAAAAGCTTGGAGCATAGATCGCTATGACCATGCTGAAGAAATGGGTTACCGCTATCACCGTTTTGAAACCGGCGATATAAACATGGGTCGAGCTACGGCGTGGTTAAGAAATTTAAAGGCATCACATGGAACAACAATTCAGACCATTCCCGCCGTCGGATCTGATTGATCAGGCTGAGGGAGAGGAAGCCATACGTTTGGCACCGGCACCAGAGCTTAAAGAATGGGTCTTTAAAAATTGGCTTACTTTAGGTGGTGAACTACACAATCCGGATCATGATCATATTGCCGAGCTGCTACACGACAATGATGAGTTCCTTGCATTTGCATGGGCTTCATCGGCCGCCGTAGCGAAAAAACGTATGGTGTTAGGCCAATGTGAAAAGGTCATGTTTAACGTAGGTGGCTGGAAGAAAGCACGACAGGAACAGCAGATGCGTGATTGGTTCGGCTTTGTACCTCAATATCTGATTACGGTTGATGCAGCATTTTGCGAACAGGCTTCGGATCGAGAGTTCTGCCGTTTGATTGAACATGAGTTGTATCACATTGGTGTAGAGCGTGATGAAGATGGCGAGATCATTTATAGCGATATGACAGGGCTTCCTAAGCATTACCTGGCTGGCCATGATGTCGAAGTGTTCTTTGGTGAAGTTAAGCGTTGGGGTGCAGATGAGTCAGTAAAAAGACTTTTGGAAATCTCCAAAAATGCGCCGTTTGTATCTGAAAAAAGTATGGCTGCGTGTTGTGGGAACTGTGTCATCGGTTAATTTTTTTGCCCACTTTCCTTGATGTACCTTGATGGATGGTGATTTATGGCAAGACTTAAAAAACACGAAAAAGTATTTATAGTTCGAGCACTTGCCCAGTTTATGACCCCCACTCAAGTAGTAGAAGACATCAAGGTAAAATTAGGAGTTGATGTTTCCCCACAACAAGTGGAGACATATAATCCTACCAAAGTTGCAGGTGCTGACTTATCACAGGAATTTGTAGATCTATTTAATGAAGCACGTAAGCAATACATTGCCCAGCCGATCTATAACATTGAAGGTGCTAACGATATTGTGCAGCTTCAGATACTGAGTGATTTGCTGGTTTCAAAAAAAGGTAACGTGGTGATGGCAATCAAACTGATTGATCAGATGCAGAAGATTGTCAAAGGCCACTATGAAAAGAAAATAGAGATTACCGGTAAAGACGGTGGACCTATTCAGCAAGAAACTAAATCAACGCATCAATTCACACCAGATGAGCTTAACGGACTATCCGCGCAAGAGCTTTCGCGTTTAGCAATTAATGGCAAGTTATGACTTATGCAATCGAAGATATAGCGCCACTAATTAAAGAGTGGACGATCAATACACGTCTGCCTGAAATCATTGAAGAAATGAAACGGCGCTATTACTACCGGATGTTGATAGAGCAGAATGAGCTGAGTCGAGAAGCTGAAATCTACAGATGTAAGAATGATCCGGCTCACTGGTTTAATCACTGGGTATGGACTTACGATCCACGGGGCATGCCTTTTGGACTGCCGGCGAATATTCCTTTTGTTTTGCGTCCAGGTCAGGTTGAACTCGTTGATTGGCTGATTGAACGTGAAAGTACCCAGACCCATGGCTTGATTGAAAAGAGCCGTGATGAAGGTATGTCCTATGTGGTGTTGGGCTTCTATCTGCATCGCTGGCTATTCGTTGAAGGCTTTGCAGGTGGTGTCGGTAGTCGAAAAGAAGATTTGGTTGATAAGAAAGGTGATCCGAAAACGTTACTGCACAAATTCAGGGATATGTTTTCCAAGTTGCCGGATTGGATGAAGCCTAAAGGCTTTGTCGAAAAAGTGCATGACAACTATATGCGGATCATTAATCCAGACAACGGCGCAACCGTCACTGGTGAGGCTGGTGACAACATTGGCCGTGGTGGTCGTACCACAATGTACTTTCTTGATGAATGGGCATTTGTGGAAAGACAAGAAGCTGTTGATGCTGCAATTTCTCAAAACACTAATGTGCACATCAAGGGATCCACACCAAACGGTATTGGGGATAAGTTTCACCAAGATCGTTTTAGTGGGCGTTACGCCGTTTTCACCATGGCATGGCGTGATAACCCAGATAAGAACTGGCAGGTCGAATTTAATGGCAAACTAATCCACCCCTGGTATGAAAAACAATTGGCCACACTAGACGATATCGTTCTAGCTCAAGAAGTTGATATTGACTACGCCGCGTCGGTAGAAGGTGTGTTGATTCCATCTGCATGGGTACAGGCTGCAGTCGATGCTCATCTTGAATTGGATATTCAGCCGTCAGGCGAACGTATGGGTGCTCTTGATGTGGCAGATGAGGGTAAGGATAAGAACTCCTTTGCTGCACGTCATGGCATCGTACTGCAGTATTTGGATACCTGGTCTGGTGTTGGTGATGACATCTTTGGCACGACTCAGAAAGCAATTGATGCTTGCCTTGATTTACGTTTGAACTCGTTTTACTACGATGCAGATGGCCTGGGTGCTGGTGTACGTGGTGATGCCCGAGTTATTAATGAGCAAAATCAATCTAAAGGGATACCGGAGATTGAAGCAAATCCATTCCGTGGATCGGGTGCAGTTCACAACCCTGAACAGGAAATGGTCGAGGCGCGTAAAAATGTAGATTTCTTTGCCAATCTCAAGGCTCAAATGTGGTGGTCATTGCGTATCAGGTTTCAGAATACTTATCGAGCCTCAAAAGGTATGCAATATGACCCAGACAATCTTATTTCGCTTTCTACCAAAGATATAAACAAGCAGGAGCTTGAACAGCTCAAGCGAGAGTTATCACAACCCACTTATACAAAAAATGGTGCAGGCAAAATCCTAGTCAATAAGCAACCGGATGGAGCTTTATCTCCAAACCGAGCGGATGGCGTCATGATTTGCTTTAGTGATATCAAGCCCCCTGAACGCTTAAGGCCGGGTGGAGGTGGCTCACGTAGTTTTTAATCAAGGTTTTTAATATGGCAAAATCCAAAAACAAGCAGAAAGAGACCAAGCCAAAAGCAGCAGGCTTGTTAACCGAAGTTGCTGTTGAAAAACTGGCATTCAGTATGGGGCGTGCGGCTGATGTTGATGAGGTTCTGCGTAAGGCAGGGGTTACCCGGCAGCGCTTAAGTGTGCTCATGGCAGATGATGAAATATCCCAGGCTATGGAAACCCGGCTTGATTCGGTGATTAATGCGCCATGGCGATTGAAAGAGGATCATGGGCAGCAAACCGAGTTTTTAAAGGAGCAGGTTGCTTATTGGCACAATGAGATTATCACCGGTGCGTGGGAAGCGTGTCCATTTGGCTATTCAGTCATGGAGGCCAATTATCAGGTTCTTGAGGATGGCAGGTTTACACTTAATGGCATTCAAGTGAAGCCACTTGAGTGGTTTGAGCCAAAGAATAACGGTGAACTAATTTATCGTGAGCCACAGGCCAATACAGAAATCAATGTATTTCAGAAGTGGCCGTTAAAGTTCTTTTTAACTCGACGCAAGCCTTCATTCAAACAACCCTATGGCGATCCACTACTATCAAAGCTGTATTGGTTATGGTTCTTTAGAACAAATTCCACTAAGTTTTGGGTTAAGTTTTTGGAGCGATTCGGATCTCCGCTACTTGTGGGTAAGGTGGGTGGCAGCAGTCGAACCCAAGATGATATTGATGCGATGACCTCGGCATTACTGAATGCTCACTCGCAGTCGGTTATTTCGATTGGATCTGAAGATGACGTAAATACAGTAGGTACAAACTTCTCGGGTGCTGGTAGTTCTGCATTTGAGGCATTTGATACTGTTTTAACGCGCCGTATTCAAAAGGTTGTATTAGGTCAGACCCTCACATCGGGAACTGATGGAAAGGGAAGCTATAGTCTTGGCCAGGTGCATGAAAATGTGCGTATGGATAAGCGTAACTCAGACTTACGCATGATCACCCCGACCTTTCAGGATATTGTTGATGCTATTTGCTTCCTAAATGGATTTGAAAAGCACACGATCATCTTGGGTGGTGAGCAAGATCTGAATGTAAAAGTGGTTGAGCGTGACCTAAAGTTGAAAGATTTGGGTGTTGAGTTTACAGATCAGTATGTAATTGAGACGTATGGCATCAAGCCTGAGCACTTCAAAATGCGTTCTGAGCAGCTACCGGCGAATACTCAATTCTCTGCATTACCTCGCCAAGCATTCAACTTTAAAGCATCAGCCAATAAGCTCTCGCCAGAACAGCAGGAAGTTGAAGAACTGACTGATGGTCAGGATGAATTACAGCTACTGAAACCGGATCAGGTCAAGGAGTTGGTATTCAAGTCTGATAGCCCTGAAAGCTTGGCTTATAACTTGATGCAGTTAATACCTGGTGCAACTCAGACACAGTTTACGGCCAATCTGGATCAGGCTTTGTATGCTGCGGATGTATTGGGGTATGTGACGGCGCAAAATGGGAAGTAAGTTATGCAACCAGTCACATTCCTTGAGGCACTTCGGTTTGCTCACAGTAAAAAAATCGTGCTGCCTGATGAGTTTTATTCAATGGATCTAAAGACCCGGCAGATGGCAACTACGGTTAGTTTTCTATCGAGTCTTGAGCAAATTGAGACTGTCATCAAGGCGGTGAATAAATCCATTGCCGACGGCGGTACTTTCAAGGATTTTCAGAAGCTCATTGAAGAATCTGAAATCATTCTGCCAAAGCATTACCTGGACAATGTATTTCGTACCAACATCCAAAGTGCTTATGGTCATGGTCGGTGGCAACAACAGCAACGAAATAAGGCTAAGCGCTCGTACCTAATGTACTCAGCGATCAATGATAGTCGAGTGCGTCCTGCTCATTTAGCTTTGAATCGTATCGTACTGCCGATTGATCATCCATTCTGGCTAACACATTATCCTCCAACGGGTTTCCGCTGTAGATGCACGTGCGTAGCTTTAACAGAGAAGCAGGCATTGAAATACGGCATTACACATGATGATCAGTTGCCTGAAATTGCCGAGGCTTTGGATTGGAGTTCTCATCCATTGCAGTTTGGCGAACTTGAATCACTGGTTGATAAAAAGATCAGTGCTTCATCACTGGATAAGGAATATCTCCTCGAGCAGAAAGATGTCATCAGGGCAGAATGGACGGCAAGTAAAAAGCTCACCAGTCTGTTTGCTCCGATGGATGATAAAACTCGGGATCTATTCAATACGGTGGCCAATACAGTAATACCACTTGATCCAAGCATTCGACCATGTGCGATTCGTACCTTTTTGGACTATGTGCAAGGAAATGATGCTGCAATAAGTAGCTACTTAAACTCCGCTACAAGCTCACTGGCTGATGATGTACTTAAGCGCTGGCTTAGTGCTGATATGGCAGCTATTCAGGCTGTGGCAAGTAATACAGCTTCAACCGTGTTAGGGGCTGCGACTCTTAATCAAGTTGCTGCATATCAAGTTGGTCAAACAGTTCAATTGAATGCGCCGTTGCTGATGGCTGAAAGTGGTGGTGACATCGTAATTAAGATTGAAAATGCTAAAGGCTTAGGTATCGATCTGGATATGCTGAATGCTGGAAACGGCGTGCTGATGCCGATGGGATTGTCATTTGAAGTAGTTTCGATCGAAACAGTTGAAGGACAGATGGTTTATACACTAACTATTTTGAAAAGTTAAGTTTTACTTGGATATAATGGTTTAGGATTCATATCATTATAGTGATTAAAAATGAGTATAACGCAAACGTTTTCAGTAAGAACTTACGTTGGAGAATATCTTGTCTTTAAATCGGAAACGCTTCACTTACCAGATTTAAAAACAGGCGTAAAAATCAATATATCTGAGCTAACACTCGAATTTGTATTTGAGGGGGATGATAATGCAGATAAGCCTATAATATCCCATACACAACCTTCTGATTTACATATTAAATTAGTGTTAAAAAATTTTAACAACCCTCTTGGTACAGGTATTCTTGAGCCAACTAAATTTGGTACTTTAAGAAACAAGGAAGTTTACTTCACCTTTGTTACACATTTAATCGGGGATAAGAGGAGCTTTACATATACTTTATTGACTCGTGGAGAGTAATTCATGAGTGACAATACAAAAATTGAATTTAAACTCAATACTAATCCTAGTTCTGAAGAGAATAGTGAAAGAACCACAGCCCCTTTGATAGGGAAAATCACAGAGCACATAGGGCGCGGAGATGATGCAAAGCATTCAATAATATGGTCAACTATAAAATATTCTTTCGTATCTGCTGGAACTATAAGCATATTATTAGCAATTGGCTTACTTATAGTTTATGCAAATGAAGCAAATGAGCAAATTGAACCTTTGCAAAGATTTATTATGAGTGTTTGGACGGTATTTACTCCAATTATCACTCTGGCATTAGGATATGCATTTGGTAAAGATAAGAGTTAATCCTAATTAAAAGTTTATATCAAGGCGCCTTATAGGTGCCTTTTTTTATGGAGCATGAAAAATGCCAGATCCAAATGAAGAGCGGCTGAAGTATTTATTTAATGCCTCTGCGATTGAGGTACCCAAAGCCGAGGAAGGGCAGAAACGGAAATTTAAAGGCACTGCTTATGCCGGTGGTCGTGTAGATGGTCACTGGTATTGGGGGCGCTCCGGTGTGGTCTTTGATCTTGATGGAATTGAGATTGATAAGCCGACAGCCTTACTTGAAGAACACTTCGGCTCAAGTCGAATTGGTGTCGTTCAAACCGTGGATACAAACGGAAAGATTGATGTATCAGGTGATTTCCTTACAAACGCCAAAGCACAGGAAATTGTCCAGGACTCTGATGACGGTTTCCCGTTCCAGATGTCGATGATGATTGATCCGGGATCGATTGAAGAAGTGTCTCAAGGCAAAACGGTCACTGTAAATGGTCAGTCGTTTGAAGGCCCAATCACCATCTTCCGTCAAAACCGTATTCGTGAATTTACGATCTGCTCGACTGGTGCTGATCGCAACACATCAATTAAAGCCTTCTCGGGCAAAGCCAATCCAAACCCAACCAAAGAGGACACCAACGTGACCGAATTAGAAAAAGCACAACAGGCCAAAGAGCAGGCAGAGCGTGAGCGTGATGATGCCCTGATTGAACTTAAGCAATTCAAAGCGCAAAAGCGTGCTGATGAAATTACAGCTTTAGAAACTGAGCTGAAAACGCAATTCAGTGCTGAAGATAAAACGGCTTATACCAATATGGATGATTCAGTTTTTACCTTCACGGCTAAGCAACTTCGTCAGTTCTCGGCAGGTAATACACAACCACCAGCTGCACAACAGCCACAGCCTGCACCAAATGTAAATCCGGCATTTGCTCACTTGTTTACTCATCAAGCCAATCCAGGGCAAGGTGGACAGTCAAATCACAATGACACTCACAAATTCACTTCTGGTGCACAAGCATTTGCAGAACAAAAGGGGAAATAATTCATGGCTATTCACTATGTACCGCCTATTTCGGTCACTTCAAAACTGCTGATCCTGGACAATGAAAAATTACGTCGTGCTAATGCCAAGGTGCCAACCGCCACAGCATTTAAATACGGTGATCTATTAACGGTGTCAGATACCAATGTACTGGCTCATGCTGTAGATGAAAAAACATGGGATGTGATCTGTGGTCAGGATGTATCAGCTGCAGAAGCCACAATCAAGGCCGCTGATGGGATTGAAATTCCAGTGTATTACGGCGGCGTCTTCAATGTTGAAGCCGTGTCATTAAACGGAACTTTGCTCACTACCGCAAAATATGATGCAGCGCGTGCACAGGCAACTAAAAACAAAATCGAACTTTCTAAGGTGTAATTAACATGCCACAGTCTTTTAATATTGAAGGTGCTCCACTTGAACTTCTTGATGTGGGCGAGCTTGCACTGATCCACTCAAATTACCGTCCAATGGATACCTGGCTTTTAGACAAGCTTTTCCCAAACCGCCCGTTATTTAACCGTGATGATGTGCCTTTGGCTGAAGTGTCTGCCGAACATGATCTGGCGCCGCTGGTATCTCCGCAACAGCCTGGTAAGCCATTTGATACCACTCAATCTGGTGAAGTACGCCATGTTAAACCGGCTTACTACAAGCCAAAAAATCAGGTCACTCCGGCTGAAACTTTTGAAATCGCATTGCTGGAGCGCTTACGTACTGCGGGTATCATCTCAACTGGTAACCAGCGACTGTCTGAGCAAGAGCAAATGATCATTGCTCAGATCTCGGTAATGAAGCGTAACCATGATGCGATTGATAACTCGGTC